AGTAGAACCGTCAGCAATAGTAGTAGTATGAGTATCAGCGTTCGTCGTGATTGCTTCTGTGCCAAAACTAAATGCCTCTGCAATTAATTCGAGGTTAGTATTCGTACTCGCGCCCCACGTACCTGATTCGTCACCAGTGGCGATCTCTTTGAGCCGTAAATCGTTTACATAAGTTGCCATATTAAGCTACCTCTTCCCATTCGGGGGTTTGACTGTCTGAAACTGCAGACCACCCCGGCGTCTGACTGTCCGTAATACTACTCCAATTTGGGGTTTGGTCATCATCTACAGGACCCCAAACTAAAACCTGTTCCGTAAGGCCCGTAGCTTGGACCCCACTTGGCGTGGCAATCGTTGAACCAATCGCCGTAACCGTCCCCACTGCGCCCGTGCCGCTAACCCCACTCGGAGACGCGACGATGTCCACTGCAATTGTAACCGTTCCGACAGATCCGGTAGCAGAAACACCAGTAACGGCGGCAGCCGCATTGCCGGATACAGTAACCGTTCCGACAGAACCTGTGCCACTGACTCCAGTGACCGAGAAAGTGACGCCCGTGCCCTCGACAATAGTGACGGAGCCGACCGCTCCCGTCGAAGAAACGCCTGTGACAGAGACGTTTGCGTCTCCGGTGACTGAAACCGAACCAACACTACCTGTGCCTGCGACACCAGTGACAGAAACGTTCGCATCTGCTGATACCGTGACCGAACCGACCGCACCGGTGCCAGCAACGCCTGTAACAGAGACGTTCGCATCTGCCGATACCGTGACTGATCCAACGGCCCCTGTGCCTGCGACGCCGGTGACTGTGACATTAGCATCTCCAGTAACTGTGACGGTGCCTACAGCGCCCGTAGCAGAAACGCCCGTCACCTCTACGGGTATGGGCTCGCTCCACGCGCCTTGGCCCCAAGTGCCTCTGCCCCAACCCGTTACATTTGCCATTTAGGCAATACGAATGATCGCGTTCGACGCATCCGCAGTTGGAAACTGTACGGTAAAATCGCCAGAACTCGACGTCTTATCGCCACCAAAGTCTAACGCACACACTGCGGGGTCACCGCTGGCGCTATCGTTGAAAATCAAGCAGCCCCGCGCGGTGATAGAACTACTGCTGAAAGTCAGGTCACTAAAATCTGTAAGTGCTGTAGTGCCAGAAGTGCTTGGATCGACTCGTGTCAGAGACGCGCCTTTTGCTGTGTACCCTGTACCAGATACCTCGTTCGAGGTGGTATAAGCCGTCGTGCCTGCGCCCAAACTTGCAGAACTGGTGTACAGTGCAAGATTGAAAGTGCTGCCGCCAGTGTTTTTGAAATTGTGGACAGCCTCCAAAAGTTCTTTTTTGAAGCTAGTACACATAGCCGTCGTGATAGCCATTACAGTCTCCTGAGTATTTCTGCCATATCCTGATGGCCTTGTTGCTCCAACAAAGCAATCAAGGTCGTGCGGTCACTTTTAATTGCTTCTTTCATATAAAACGATATCACGCTCGAAACCGCTTCTTTAAAAGCCTCCGCTTGTTGCGCGATCAAAGGGTGGCTTTTGCCACCCACACTAACTATACGTTTGGTCGCCTCTTCTGACCAGTAGTCCACAGAGTGACCCCGGTTTTGCGTGGTTGCCACTGTGACTTGGCCAATCGAGGATTCTACCGTTTCAAACACTTTTACCTACCTTTTGAAATGTCATAACGGTATTCGTCACGAGCGCCATAACCTTCGCCCAAATCTTTCAGTGCCGCCACCGCTTGGGCAAATCTTTGGTCATATCTGGCAGCCTCTTCCGGCGTTTTAAGGAACGTAGCAGCCTCAACCAAAGCACCGTATAACAACGCATCCGGGGCGTTTTCTGACAGCCACGTGGTGCCGGACCCGGCCCCCGCAGTGAGAGAGGCAGGCCGAAACTTGTAATGAAGTTCAAAAGTAAAGTTTGTGCTCGGCGTTGGAGCGAGTATGAAGGTGTTGTCATCGAACAACGCGTAATACTTTGGTGTGCCCGTCGTGGCTGGGTTAGGCGTATAACTACGAATAAAAGTAACATGCTTGAACAGTAGGTATTCGTATTCACTACTACTTATGACAGCCAAGCTGTACGGCGCTAAAAAGTCCGTAGGTGTAGCCAAATAAGTGTTATCTGCAGCGGCGGTGCCTGTTACGTTTTTGCGAAATACCGGTAGCTCTATGTTTTTTAAGATCCGCTCTTCCGCTTCTTTAATAAATACAGACAGATTGTTGACGAACGTGGTTTCGCTCGTTTCTTGGTAATCTTGTATCGCTGTCTTCAAGCTATCGAAAGTAAAACTCATGTGATCACCACCGTGACTGTGCCAACCTGTGTGGATGCTTTAACCGGCGTAAAAGTCTTTTCAAGAACGTTTGGCACCCCCACAGACACTACCATAGGCTCAACCCTGTCAGGGCGAGCGTTCCGCAAGGCTTGAGGGTCATCTACCGGAGGTTTTGGGAACAACTGGGGTTGTTTGGGTTCGTACTCGTCAGGCCCGACCAAAGACCCGTTCCACTCCCGTTTCATGCGGTTAAGCTTGTAACGCACGCCAGAACGGTCTGAGATCCCGTAAGCGTATTTACCTCGAGCAAAACCTGACATAACTAAGTCCTGTAATACTCGTAGCCGGGGCTAATTCGTAATGACGCACGATCTCGGTCTTCGTCCATCGCGCGTTGCATTTCTTCTTCGTACACCTGCTTCAAAACCGCCATCATGCCCGGATTGCGTTTCATCGAAATGTAGTACGCCAACCCGGCAGTAAGGCACGGATAAAACCGAAAAGGCACGTCTACCGTGTTGGTATTCGTATCCGCGTCATCAATACGGGTCAAGCGATCAAACTTGATAATATCCGTGTTCTTATCCGGCGTGGGCCACACCCGTAAAATCGGGGTTATTTGCCTGTCCAAGAAGAACTGGTTTGGACGTCCTGTTTGGTCTTTGTCGGGAATGTTCAAGTAACTCGAACGACTGATACGCTCGATCTGAAAGTCCGTCCCATCTCTTGTAACAACGGAAGAAAGTATGTCGATGGTGCTACGCACATCCGATAAATCGACTGCTGCACTCACCGTAGTAGTGGCCCCGCTAGTACCCCCGGTAATAGTCTCTGCCGCTTGGAACGTGCCCGAAGGAATGGTCAAAGCTAAAGTGGTGGCCGAGGGTTTACTCGTGATCGTGGCTGTTGCCGCACTGGTGCCGCCCGTAATAGTCTCGCCAACGGTCAAACTAGTAGATGCACCGACCGTCATCGTGATCGTACCGCCGGGGTAGTCACGAACGCCGGATGCCAAAGTAATCGACGTTTGCTCAATGGTCCACTGATTCAAGCCTCGATTGGCCCAATCTGCAAATAACAAATTCAACGAACGACGCGCGGTTTTGAGATCGTAACCTGTTCTTACTTCAAGGCCACAACGCTCAAACGCCTCTTCGACGTACTCAGCGACATCTAATTCGAAATCTTTGCTATTGCTCGTTGTCATTGTACAAGTTGTCAAAAATTTGGTTTACGTCAAGCGTGTAATCTAAATCGCTTTTCGAATAATGTATATGCGCAGAAGGCTTGAAATCGGGAGCCCCTTCTCCCGTTTCGAACCATGCCGGGTGGGTGACCCGTACCCGGTTATTAGGCAAAGCAACGATGTTGCCCGTCCAAGAACCGGCGTCTAACAACTGCAAAACATGACTTTGCTTGTGCTGCGCAGGATCGTCCGCGATCTCGCTTTCAGTGTAGTCCACCGTAAACAAATACTTCGCGGGATACATTTCTCCGTCGATTTTAGCCAACCAAGGGCACGGCGTTGCTCTATCAAGCACATACACAGAGTGATTGTGCGAGCTACAATCCCAAGGTTGGGCGGCCCAAACCGGCATAGGTTCTGGCCACTCCTCCAACGGGACGTCCCCTACCAAAGCTGTGATCGGCATGCGAGCCCACATCGCGCCCCCATGAACGGTGTCTTCTTCTTCGCCCTCTGCTTCGATCCCCGTAAAGATCAACTGAAAGCTCAAGCACCTGCACGGCATGGTTGTCACAGCAATTGCCATAGCGTGCAAAAACTCGCCGTGATACTCCTCGTGATTCTTCGTGTATTCACGACGCACCCAGCACTTAAAGTGCGGGATGTTGGATTGTAGGTATGGCATATCAGATTTTGCCGCCTACCTTGTTACCTTTCTTTTTGACTTTGCCGCCATTTCGGTAACCTTTTGTAGCCATCTTGCCGCCGTTCTTCATGCCTTTTGGCTTCACGCCGCCGCCGTTCTTCATGCCGCCGGGCATCATTTCTTTCTTGCCGCCCATAGCGCCGCCTTTGGACTTCATCTTAGCCCCTTGCGCGCTGCCTTTGCTTTTCATTGCTTTCTTTTTCGGCGCAGCTTTCTTCTTGAAACCGCCCATACCTAGATTTACTCGAGACATATTAACCTCACAAATACTTCGTTTTCTTCCTGCGGTCGCTCATAACAGCGCCACAGCCCCTTGCAATCTCCGCTCTCACAGCCCCACCTGCTTTCATCTTCGTGACTTTGGCTTTGGGTGTGTTTGCAACAACGGTTTTACCTTTCGACCCCTCTCGTTTTTTCTTACGCGCAGTAGCCGCACGCTCTGATTTACTCAAGGATCGGGCTTTCTTTTCTGGCAAACAACGATCTGGGTTCTTTTTGTTTTCAGAACTACCACACTCGCCGACGATTTCACCTTCGGTATTGATGCGAACCCATTTCTGATCAAGCCATTTTTTAAGCTCGCCCATTATCGGCCCTTTCTCTTCCCACCTTTTGCCTTTTTGGCATAGTTCGGGTCTTTACAATACTTACTAGCCGCTAAGTTTGCGTAAGCAGAGGGGTAGGTATCAAAGGTACGCTTGGCCCAAGCTTTGCCTTCGGGACAAATTTTGCTGCCTTTACTCTTCTTTGATGCCCCACCGCCTTTGGCATAGTACGTCAAACCTCTAGGCATAGCGCCTCGTGTCATTACCATGCGTCACAACTCCAGTATCGAGCCGTAAATTTATCCTTTGCCGTGTCACAATTGTGGCGGGCACGGAAGTTCTTACGGCGTCCGGGTTGGTTCTTCTTGATCGTCATGTCAGGGTCGCCGAATCGGACCATCTTCACTTGATCACCTTTTTTAGCCAAAACGACGGATTTTTTTGACTTACCTTGCGAACGCTTTGGCTGGTTGTATCCAGAAAACGTTTCGCCCCGGTATTGTATTCTCCCGGACGGTAGTCTTTTAACGTCCTTCGTCGTCGCCATTAGTCGAAGCCTTTTCTCATATACAAGATCACGGTGTACGTGTCGGCTGAACTGGCACCCACGGTAGTAAACTTAATGTCCCCAGTTTTGCCAGACCCGGCGTTATTGGTGAGGCCACCGAAGCTACTGTAGTCGTGATCCCCGCTTTGGTTCTCACCAAGTTCGATGATAAAAGCGTCTGAGGTTGCATCAAATAACAACTGCACTTTCATGCCTATGCATTGCCACCAAATACGGTCGATAGTGACACTCGTGCAAGTGTCACCATCCGCGCTAGTTTGCAAAGCTGACACGTCCACTTTTGTGACCGCAGATTCACCTGTACCGTCTGAAATGTTGGTTAATTTCAAAACAGCAAATTTAGGACCATCGACCAAAGTTTGCGATGTTACTGCATCAGCCATAACGAACTCCTACTATTGATCGGCGAACGCCGGTGCAGTCGCGCCCGTAACAGTGCCGAAGATCTGATAATTGGTGGTGTTCAAACCAATAATTGTCACATCAAAGCCCGCAGGTACATTTAACTGGATGCTGCTATTGGAGTTGCCATCAGAAAAAACCGCACTTACTTCGTTGTCGGTATCAAGGAAAGTAACGCCACCAATGTAAAAATTGGTGTTTCCGGGCGTAACGATTAGCGCATCAGTTGCGTCAGCGGCACCGCCTGCGTAAACAAACCTAAACACAGATCCAGCAATAGGCGCTGGCAAGGTGTAGGTGTTGTCTTGGCCGCCATCTGGAACCAGCAGTATTCGTCCGCTGTGGGTAGCGTTAGTTAGGGTTACGTCGCCATCAGCTAGGCTAACGGGGCCGTCACCAATAGTTGCAACTTCAGTAATTGCGCCAGTGGTTGAGTTTTTGCTTACAGTCTT